TGTAATTATTTCATTATCTATCTTTAATAGACCATAACTATCGGGAAATCCAGTTGTATCTTTTACGGATATAGTTTGATCAAACTGACCAATAGCACTTGAGAGAGTTGTAAATCCAACAAGAGTACCAGATTTGTTTAATTGTATATAAGAATCTATATTATTGATTATATCAATTGGGCCACCTTGATACTCTTGCCCTTGATAATATGCACTTAAAAATTCACCGACTAAGGGGCTATCATCCCTAACATAACTAGGGAGTTGCTCTTTAACAACCTTATTAATTTGAACTCTTTTATCGGTCATGTGTTATCTTACGATCTTTCTGTCTGTATAACTTGATGTAACTGTATATGTTGATCCTGATGGGTCTGCACCTGACGCAATTTCATCAACAACCATCTCTACGTTACTAGTATCTAGTTGCAAATAAAGATCCTGTAATCCAATTACGTCATTTGATTCTGGAACTACAGAGATTTCCATGATTTGTTGAGCATCTTTTGTCTTACCTGAGACAATATTGATGGGGTTAAGGGTCATTCTACCAGTGTTATAGTTAACAACACCTATATTTGACCTTTCAATTAGTGGAGTTGTCGAACCTGGTGAGTCTAAAGAGAATAAACCGAGTGATCCAGTCTTTTTATCAGTGTTTGGAATGTCATAAAGGTAAACTGATCTACCAATATCCAAAACTCTAAAGGCACTTGAACGAATATTGAACCCATCCATAGACGAAATATGGAATTGATTACCAAAATCGATGGCATATTCGGCAAATTGATCAGTGGCCAACCTTAAATCGCGTCTCATTTCAACTTTTGTGACGTTTGAAGTCACAGATTCATGACTTTGATCAATAACTTTAAGGAATTTACTGTATTTGAACCTTGCTCCATACTTATTTAACTCAGCAGAAGCAGCTAGTTTGTTAATATTGTTCAAAATTGTCGATGAAACCATCAATGCATTGGGTGCAAGACTCGTATTATAGTAAACATTACTGTCAGTCTCAAGGTAGAGATACTTGAGATCGAGAATTTCAGGCACAATTCCTGCTACAGAGTATTTTCGGAGGTCTCTTTTGATATTTTCCTTAATTGCATTCGGAACAAAGTCACCAGTTCGTGGTTTTATGCTAATAAACACCTTTCCATACTGTGGAGGAACCAATTCTTCACCCCCATAAACCGAAATTGACTCAGTTTCTGGGTAAATTTTATTAGGAATTAGGATTTCATAGTCATTTGAGGTCAAAGCACGGTTTTGAGTAGCATAAATTTGTGGAGCATACTTCTTAACAGAGTCAACACTCTCAATTTCATCTCCACCACTAGAGGGTGTATTGGCAGTTAAGAGTGAAATACCACTAGTTACAGTGTTTTCGACTGCATTTCTAGTATATGTGCATTTTCCACTAAAAGATAAGTTACTAATACCATTAGCCTCTGATCCATTTGATATAATATACGAAACTTCGACGACATTTCCATCTACAAGTGCTTTTCCAAAGATTCCATCACCAAAAATTATCTCATATTGCTCATCTTCGATCTCTTGAATGTAATAAATGAGTGAATCGCCTGTAATTGCACTTCCTGTGACTGCATCAAACAGACTATCTTGCCTTGTGTAACTTGAAAGTAGTGAAGAAGTTGCAGATGGTCTTACATAGACCTCTAAAGTGTTTAAATCGATGCCAGAATTGGATAAAATGAACCTTTGATTGATATTATTTGTAGAATATGGAAATTTTTGATCAATTACAGTGCCTTCTTTGACATCTACATCTAAAAATGATGCAACTCCGTCAATTACAGGTTTTGTAACCTCTTTTGTAAGACCAAAAACGAAAGATTGACCACCAAATTGGTTAGAAGAGGCAACTGGGCCTTTTTTTAAGGTAATTGTTGTTGGTGGAGGTGTAATTCCTGGTTCTACAGTGAAATTTATGGTCGCAGTTGCTGCTTTTTTCGATCTTGGCACATATCCGATGTTCCTAGCAAGTGCAACAACGTTCTCTCTAAGCGTTGCACTGTCAATAAAGACCTCATTAGAGATCATATTGGCATTATATGAAGTAATATAGGTATTATATGCTAAAACGTCTAAAATTGTTGACAAATTTGACCCCTCGAAGTCATAATCCGTAAAATTCGAGTTGGATTGTAAATATTGTTTAAGTGTTTCTTTAATCTGGTCAAAATCCAGACTAGTAAAGTTTAAAAGTGACATTTATCGTGATGGAAGCAAGGCAAATTCTAATTGTGATGGAGAAATATCCACACCGACTATTCTATATGTGATTTTTACGTCAAATTGGTTTTCATCAAAGTTGGGATCTACAAATACATCAATTAATTCCACTCTAGGTTCATAATTGCCCAAACAACTCTTTATTTCATCTTGAATTGATACTGCAGTGATGTCATCAACATTTTCAAATAATATTTCACCTACACTAGATCCAAAATCAGGATCAAAAAACTTTTCGCCAGGTGTAGTCAATACTATATTACGCACAGCTCTTGCTATTGCGTTTTCATTCTTCAAAGCAATTAAATCGCCACTCAAAGGGTTAAATTTGAATGACATACTAAGGTCTTTGAACTTTTTACTAACTCTTTGAGCTGGCATTAGAAGTTTATAGTACTATATTTTATTTATCAGGGTTTCTTAACGATATTCTGAGATGACTTCGTAACTTTCAACTTCATAATCTAATCCGTCTTCATCTTCTTCATGAAGACGTTCAAAAAAGTCACTAGAACTCTCTGTATCCCTCTTTTTAGGAGTTAAAGAATCGTTTGCGATCTCTCGTAGCATTTTTTCTGACATAGGAACCTCCAAGAAGACACAAAAAAGTGCCTAAACGAACATTTGTTCTATTTAGACACCATATCTATTAGTTAAGACAAGGTATTAATCATACTCTAATAAATCAGGGCAAAGCAAAGACCCACGAAGGTCTTTTGCCTGTAGGTTATGCTCACATAATTTATTCATCCACATCCTTTCTTCTATGGTAACAGTATCATCTGATATGATCCGACAACATATGTCGGTAAGTCTAACACGGTATCTTGTGCTTAACATTACTTTCCTTGACCTCGGTAACGTTTCTTTGGTGCATTACGAGAAGTCGCGGAATATTTGGTAGTTTTAGATGATCCTTGTTTGGTCTTCTTTGGAACAGTAGTGTAAATCTCTTTACCCCATGAACCTGTTGTTGATCTTACTGCCATATTAATGATGTGGATTATAATAAGTAACTAATACCAAACAAATGAATATTATTAAAAGAATCGAGAAGAACGCGACGATCATTATATCACCCTCGTCTTCTCATGACCTACACGAATGCGAGGATCTGCCCATATCTCATAACCTGCTTCTTGTGCATCTAAACAGAATGATACGTCTTCACCGCACATATCTTGAACATCACCTGACTCAAAGACTTGCATCTTAGGAGCAAACCAAGGATACTCCAGTTTCTCGAAGACACCATTCTTAATCATTACCCAACCAAAACCAGTGTAATCGCAGGTAAAAGGTTTCTTTCTCTTACTCATAGTTTCCACAGTCTCGTGATTCATAACTCCACCATTCTTACGGAAGTCATCTTCTTCGAGCCAATGAGCAATACTGGTAGTAGAACCATCTTCAGTTGCATACCATCCTGCAGTGATTTCTTTTTCATTACCATCAGCATCAATTGATAGATCGCATAATTGCCAGAACTTATTTGTATCAAATACAATGTCAGAGTCTATCCATAACTGATAGTCATATGTAAGTTTACCATCCCAAGGTACCTGCTTAGGCCCTCTTAATACGTTTGCACCTAATACTTTACATCTTGCAAAGTTTACCATAGAAGAGTAATCTTGTGATATCTGTATACTCATTCCATTCTGCACCATGTCGAAACATAGTTGCACGAAGTTCTTAAGGAAGATATAAGAACATCCTCTACCAGGTAGACAGAAGACTATTGCTTTTCCTTTCATTCGTGCCTTAATTGCATCAATATCCCACTCAGGTGCTTTGACTTTTGGTGCAACCGTTTTTACTTTAAATCCTTTAGCCATTAAGATAAGTTCACTACACTATTATTTTACACCCTTATCTATACATTGTCAATGACTATTACTTCTTCTTTCCTTTACGACGATTACTTGCTGCCTTTTGTTTAGCAGTTCTACCACTACCTTTAGCAGTTCTCTTATCTCTTTTCTGATTACTCTTATTAGTTCTGAACATATTAATAACTATCATCTCCCATTGGTTCAGTGTATATTATTTTACCTGGCCCACCATAACCTACTTTACCTTGTAATTTAATATATGATAAGTCACTCTCCGTATAATCCGTTTTAAGTATGCCCACCATTACTTTGAGCATCTCCCATGTATCTTCAAAGTCTTCTTCATTCAGACTGTTATATATGCAGTTGTCTTTTGCATAGATGTGGTAAATGGTATCCTGTAGGTCTTGCATCTCCCTCAATTGATCTTAAAGATATTTATAACTTCCCGAAGAACCATAGCAAAGCTATGTATTAAAAAAGGTAATTAGACCAATTTTGGCCACGGGATTTTTTTTATATAGAGATATAGCTAACTCGAATTGTCACCTCTGTAGGTTAGGGTAGTTAGGGTTTTTCATATCACGCGAACCGCAACGATAACAACGAACCGCCCAAACAACTGCTCCATGAGTGCTGATTGTCTCATAGAA